CTAGAACAGGCCGGCCGGCTGTGCCTGTACGTCCCAGCTGAAGATCAGCACCTCGCCCACGTCCTTTGCCTTGGCGCCGCCGCCGACGGTATAGGTGTGCTCGGCGCGCTCGATGTGGAACCCGGCGAACAGCTTGCGAATGGCCGGGTGGTCATTCAGGGTCAGGATGGCGCGGCCCTTGATGGCGGCCAGGGTGGTAGCGAGCGCCTGATACTGCTCCCATCCGAACGACACACCGTAGCCCTCTGTTTCCCAGTACGGCGGATCCATGAAGAACAGGGTGTGCGAGCGGTCGTATTTGGCCATGCAGTCTTGCCACGGCAGATGCTCGATGTAGGCGTTGGCCAGCCGAAGGTGGGCGCCAGAGAGCGTCTCCTCGATGCGGAGCAGATTCAGGCCAGGCGGCGTGGTGGTGGCGGTACCATAGGTCTGGCCTTCGACCTTGGCTCCGAAGGCGCTCTGCTGCAGGTAGTAGAAGCGCGCCGCACGCTGGATATCCGTGAGGGTCGCCGGCTGCGTAACCTTCAACCACTCAAACACCTTGCGGCTGCTAAGTGCCCATTTGAACTGGCGCACGAACTCCTCAAGATGGTGTTGCACCACACGATAGAGGTTGACCAGGTCACCATTGATGTCGTTAAGCACCTCGACATCGCTGGGCACTTTGGCGAAGAACAAGGCGGCGCCACCGGCGAAAGGCTCGACGTAGCAGCGGTGCGAGTTGTCAAAGAACGGAAGGATGCGTGAAGCAAGGCGGCGCTTTCCGCCAAGCCAGGGAACGATGGGTTGAAGCATTGTCTCCACTCCTGAGACGTGGGGTCGGTAAGGTGTCCACGCCGACGTTGGCTAGGGGCCTCGCTGATCCACGTCCTGTCGTGGAGAGGATCGGGCTGTTGGCGCAGCCCGATGCCCTGAATTTCATGCAGCCTGCAGTGCGTCCGCGCAGGGCTGCAGCATCCATAGATGCTGCGGTGTCACGCGATGCGAAGCGTTAGGACGGAACAACGCCGAGCCGCCAGTTTCGAACGCCCAGGCGACCAGCTCGCTGCAGAACCAGCTGTCGTCCTCCTGCCAATTTCGGTGAAGCCCGATACCAAGCACGCCGGTGTAGTCATAGGGCTTGCCGATTTGGCTCGCCGCCGCAGCTACTACCGCTGGCGGATTGGCGCAAGGCAACGAACTCATTGACCAGCGCGAATCTTGGGCCTGCCGAAGCGCAAGCGGGGTGCGCACCACCCCATGCAGCGCTATCGCCTCGATAACGGTTTCGCCATCAACGACGGCGACGTGCGACCAGCGTGACCAGCTACCCGCACGAATGGCCCAGCTCAATGGGTTGCTCGGATTGGTGCAGAAGATCAACTGGATTTGGCTCATGCCGCTTCCGCCGCAGTCTGGACGTTGGTGATCGCGGTATGGGCAGCCTCCTGGGCGGCGGCGACCGTCGCCGCTTGCATCACCGCATACTTGCCCAACAGACGCGCGGAGCGAATGCCCTGGAGCGCGGAGATCCACTTTTGCGCCGTGGCGATGATGTCGTCAGCAGCTTGCTGGTCAGTCCATCCTGTATTTGCCTGCGCCCAGCACGAGACGGTGACAGGTACGGTACCGATATAGCCGGAGGCCTTGAAGGCGCTCGCATCGGCCGACGCCTGCTGATATTCAGCAAGCCGCCCAGGTGAAGGTCCGCCGATGACAATATAAGCCGTATCAGCTGCCGCATCGATGGCGATGCACCCGGAGGCCTGCACCTGATTCAACGATGCAGCCGGTGGCGCTACGAGTGCATTGTCGACCACTATCCAACCGGGCGAAGAAATGCACTCTTGCCATTGTGCATCGGTGATCTCAATAGCCATCAATCCAAACGGGAGAGGACTATCGTCCGTATCGTAGTAACCGATGATATTACCGGAAGAATCGTAAGCGGCAAGTTTCGTACCCATGTCAATTTCCTAGAGTCAATAGCCAATGGCGAACCATGATGCGTTCTCTGCACTAGGTGCGCAGTTTTGGGCAGTAAACTGTGATCGTGAATTTGCAGCAAAATTATAGGAAGAGTTGCTGCCTGGCTGACTTCGTGAGCCAACGACTTGAAAGCAAACATTGGGAAATGCGAGGGGAAAGTTGAACGTTTGACTAGAACTAGCCGAAACAGTGACAGCACCCTACTGGATCATTAGACTTCCGGCAATTTTCTGGAACCCGTTAGACAATAGACTTTGATTTGAGCCAGTGAATTGCCCCAAGTTGATTGCATGGTTTGACGCTTGTCCGGCCACCACAGGAAGGCATCCATTTTGCGCTGAAAGCAAGATGAAGGAGCCAGAACCGACATACACCACGCTCACTACGCAATGGACATTGATTTCTCCACCCTGTAATGGTTGGCCACCAAGTCCCACCAACGGAAACGCGCCGAGCCCATTGACATTCAATGTGCTCGCGCCGGTGTTAGCGGTTGCTGCGCGGAAGCGCAGCAACTGCCCTATGTTCAGGATTTTAATAGGCGGATTGTATGCAACAGCATAGGCATTCGCCGCACCCGTGTCGGTGCCCATGTTGAGCATCCCACTCTGGATCGCCACACCGAGCTGAGTGGAATCGGCCTCGTTCGGCTCAATGCCCGCGGCGGCGAGGATGTTGAGCTGCTCATCGGTCAGCGCATTGCACCACTCCGCCGGCACCAGCGAAGCGGGTTCGCCCGTACCAGGATTGCCATCCGTGAATTTGCCGGCAAGCAGATTCACATTGGCTACGGTCTTGGGATAGTCCATGTTGCTACCTCAGGTGTAGATGAAATTGACGATGGTGTGCGCAGGCGCGTGCTGCCGCATCACGCACTCCAGAACGTTGTTCTGCCAGCTGGCCAACGGCTCGCCGGCGTGCCCTTGACCGGCGAGGAAATAGTTCACGGTGTAGAGCGCGGCATGCACTTCCCACACGAAGTTCCAGTCGAAGCTGCCCAGCGGGCTACCACAGGTCATGCCGCATTGAAACGGGTGGCGACGAACGATCGTCACCGTGTAGCCGAGCTGTGCCGCCAAGCCGGTGAGGTATGGAATCGAAGGCGTGCCATTGCCCAGGAAGCGCGCAACCACCGCCTGCTGCCGCTGGCTGATGGTTTGCCCGGTCGGCGTGCAGTCGTCCGGCAATGCGCACACGCGCTCCCAGTCAGGCAGCAGCTGCACGGTGCTATCCGGCAGGGACTCGTCGATCAGGTTGCACGCGCTTGCATCCACGCGCGCAAACTCCTGGCTCATGCCGTCCAGTAGCTGCGTGATCGTGCCCGCGCCGTAGTCGTCCAGCGCGCGGCCTGGCGGCAGCAGGCTGCGCAGCTGCTCGCGGTACTGGAGCGCCGTCATACCCACGTGATGGCTCCCAGCGTGGTCATGTAGCCAGTGGCTTCCACCACGTCGTCCGCGGGGGTGGTGATGGCGTAATCGGTGATGCCGATCGTGTCGCCGATGGCATCGGCAAAATGGGTGCGCGGGATCGTTCCGCCTGGCTGCGCCTCACGCAGCAGAAGGTCGCTCAGCGCGTTGGTCACCGCCGTGCGATTCGCCGCCGTGTCCGGCACGATGTGGATCTCCGGGTTCAATGCGTGCGCCATCGGCGCATAGGCATACGGCGTGCAACCCACTGGCGCCACACTGTCCAGGTAGGCCTGCACCGCGGCCACGGCCGCCGCGTCGGGGAACGGGCCGTCCGGCGCATAGTCCGTCATCACGCGCACCGTCATCGTGCCTGGCCCAAGCTCTTTCGGGTAAGGCCATGCACGCGTGATGCCGGCCACCTCCAACGCCCATTCCACGTAGTCGTCGCTCGTACCCGCCTTGGGAGGATCCTGCACGCGGCTGATCACGCGCCCGCGCCACAGCTCCACGTCCTCGACATCGGCGCCGCCGCCCAGGCCCGAGGCATCCACCGTGGCCACCGCATTCACACCCGCGATGGGGGACGCGAAATTCAGCGTCATGCCCCCATCGCAATCGCCCGCTGCGCCCGCCGTGACAGCCACCAGCGGCACGCTCGCGGTGCCGCCCGCAATCGTGCTGTCCGCCGTGGTCGTGTATGTCCAGCCGTCACTGCGTGTGAGCGTGGTGTCAGCCGGGATCAATGTGCCATTCGTACCCATGCACAGCAGGTTGCCGCTCGCTGCGGTGGCGGCCTTTTGCGGCTTGCCCAGGATGCGTGCCCAGCGCGCCAGCGTGTCGGCGTCGCATGTGTCCATCATCACCTGGCGTGCAATCCATTGCTGGAAGCCGTAGAGCCCGTGCACGGCGCCCGCCTGCACCACGCCGACGATGCTGATGAGCGCGCGCCGCAGGAAGGCATTCGTGCCTTGCAGCGCGGCCTGCAGATCGGCACGGATGCGCGCAATGAGGGTGGCGAGGGGCGGTCGAGCAAACGCCATTACATGGCACTCCAAACGTTCTGAAATTGGCGTGTAAACGGCGTCGGGGAACTCGGCCGATAGATGGTCACGGTCAGCGCGCACATACCCGGTGCTACCCACGTGGCTTGCGTATTCACCTTGGACGCCACGCCGTCATCCACCAGCCACGCCAGCGCCTCGGCGGCGTATTCCTGCACGCGGTTGGCCACGCTCGGCAGTTGCTTCTCGCGGCCCAGCAGCCACAGGCGGCTGCCCACGGCATCGCCCAGCACCTCGGCAAAGCTGTCGCCCCACCAGCCGCGTGGATCCACGTCGTCCGGCAGCTTGTCGGCATCCTCGGCGCGGCGATCCAGAAACAGGCTCAGCATCACCGCCGTATCCAGCCCGTCGTCGGCCAGCAGATCCGTGCCGTCGACGGCGATGTCGCCGTGCGTGCCCTGCCAAACGAGCGCGATATCGGTCATGCCGCCGCCCTCGATGTCAGCGTGATGCCATTGGCCGTCACCTGGTTGGTGGCCGTCACCTGCGTGTCGGTGGTGATGTCGCTGTCGGCATGGATCGTGCCGTTCACCTGCAGGTTGTTAGTGCAGGTCACCGTGGGCGAGTCCAGCGTCACCGACGTGGAGGCGGTCACCTTCACCACTGGCGCACTCACATCCAGCTCGGCACCGGCCGTCACCTTGACGATGCGGCCGCGGTTGAACACGATGCTGTCGCCTTCGTCGGTGAACATCGCCACCTCGCCAGGCTGCAGATTCTTGAGACGGTAGCGGCCGTCCTCCACCACCAGCACCACGCGGTGGCTGCGCGCACCGGCGATCGACGCCACCACCGCTTCCGCACCTGGCTGCGGGTTGCTGGTGAAGCCGTAGTTCTGGAAGCGCTGCGCGCTGCCCACCTCGCCATCGAGCACGGAGATCTGCAGCTCCTGCACCTGCAGGGCATCATTCACCAGGTTCACCACGGCCCGCGAGAGCAGCATGCGGATGCGCCGCGCAAACGTGTTGGCCAGCTGCGCATGCATCAGAACAGCCCTCCATGCGGATTGGGCTGCGGCACCTTGATCGGGTCGAACGCGTGGCGACCGGTCACCGTCAGCTCCGTGCGCTCACCGCCTTCGTCCAGGTAGAAATCCACCTGCGAGATCAGGCGCGTCTCGTTGATGCCCATGAAGGCATCGCGCACCGGCACCAGCGCGTTCGGCTGCCACAACTTGCCCTTGGCCATCCAGCCGTTCACGGTATAGACGATGGACTGCGCCTTGGCCGCAATAACGGTGCGCTGCCAGGCGGCACGCAGCTTGCAACCAGACACATTGGCCTGATCCTCGGCGAGGATCACGGTAGGCCGGTAGCGACCAACCGCTGTGTCCAGCGCATTGCCCGATGGCGACGCCGCATTGCTGCCGAACAGCGCGTCGTCGCCCATCTGCTGTGCTTTCACGATGTACTCGCTGAAGCGCTCCTGCAGGCTGGAGTGCCCGCGCGCCTTCTCGATGTTCTCGCCCAGCACCAGCGCCGCCGGCGCCTGGTACTGGCCCGGCTGCGTGATCAGCAGGCTGCCCACGCCATCGCTCATCAGCAGCACGCCGCGATAGCGCGCCATCCGGTCAAGGTTCTCCATCACCGTTTCGCCAGGCTCGATGCTCCAGTGGGCGAACGGCGCGCCCACGCTTGTCAGCACCTTCACCGGCACCTTGAACGGCGCACACAGGTCGGCGGCGATCTGCGCCATCGTGCGGTTCGACCAGCTGCCCGACTTGTGGATGGCTGCGCAGTCCACCAAGTCGCCGGTGGCGTCGCGGCCGCTCACCGTCAGCGTATGGTTGACCTTGTCGTAATCGGGCGCCACCACGTCCACGTAACCCTGGATCACCGTCTGGCTGCCCAGCGCCACCGACGCCACCTGGCCGGGCTTGATCGGCCGCGGGGCGGTCAGGCCGTCGAAGCGCTCCGTCACGGTCAGTTCGTAGCCGCCGGCAATCTGCATGATGCCGCGGGTCATGCGCAGCGCCGTCCAGCCGCTGTAGCGCTGGCCGCCCAATGCGAGCACGGCATCAGTCACTGAGCACCTCCAGCGGCTGGCCGCCCGTCACGAAGCCTGGATAGATCACATCGTTGCGCGCCACGATCTCCGCGTCGCGCGTGGCATCGGCATACAGGCGCCATGCCAGCACCAGGGCGGCCTCTGTCTTCACCGGCGTCACCGTCAGCAGCGACGGCAGCGTCGCCGCGCGCGTATTCAGGTCGTTCACCACCGCCGCGCGCAGGTCGCACAGCGCCGGGTATACGTTGTCGTCCGCCGTCAGGCACTGCGAGTCGATAGTGCTGGTCAGCGCATCGCGCGTGCTCGCTGCCGCGTCCGCCGTGTCGTAACCGTTCGTCGACGTGACTGTATTCAGCGCCGCGGCATCCACGTCCGCCGGCGCAATCAGCACCGGCGTGGACGATGACGCGGTGCCATTGCTGGCCACCGTCGTGGACGACGACGTGGTGCCATTGCTGGCAACCGCCATGCCCGATACCGAAGCCGGCAGCTCGATGACCTGCGTCTGGGAAGGTACGGCGGCGCTCGCGGCCGCCGCGTTGGCCACCGCGAGCCCCTGCACCAGGCTCACCAGCGCGGCGCGGTTCGACGCCTGCTGCGCGCGCGCCGGCGTGCTGGTACCGAGGCTTGGGTAGCTGCTGCCGAACAGCGACAGCTGCTGGTAAAGGCTCAGCGCATCGAGCGGCTGCTGCGCCATCGTGCCCAGGCCCACTACCAGGCCCATGATGCTGGCGCCCAGATTGAACGGCGTCTCGATCAGGCTACTCAGCGTGCCCGTAAAGCCCTGCAGCAACATGTTGAAGGCCGTCACGCTATCGGGTATGCCGGGAATGCCATCGCGCAGCGACTGCAGCTGCGCGGTCAGGTCACCCAGGTCGCTCAGCGCCGAATTGCTCACCCACGACGGCACGCCCGTCATGGAGTACTGCCCGTTGGAGAAGCTGCTCACCAGCTGCGACTGCGCGTTCGCGGCCTGCGCATTCACCGTCGCGGCGGTATCCGTGGTGGTGGCCGGCTCCAGCTTCTCGCCGCTCTCCATGAACGGGATGCGGAAGCGCGCCATCCCGCCTTCCTTGGTGGATTCCTCCACCTGCGCCGGGTCGAACACCACCACACTGAGCGTTCCGTAGTACGGGTGCACCAACGTGCCGGCGCCTTTCTGCTCCAGCGCGGCGATCAGCGCATCGCGTGCCGCCATGTAGTCAGGGCCCAACACCAGGCACTCGACGTTGAACGCCCGGCGCCGCCGGCCGAGATCCTCGGCATAGGGGGTGTCGCGCAGCGGGTACTCATGCAGCTGGCCACGGCGACCCACTTCAGTGCGCGCCACTCCGTCGATCTTGAACGGCACACCGCGGAACGAGCCATCGCGTAGCTGGTCACGCCACGACATGCGCTATCCTCCCGGCCGTCAGGATCGAAGGGGAACGACGATGGCCAAGACGAAGCGGGACACTATTCTCTTCAGGGTGCTGGTTGTTGCCCCTATCTCGATCGCGGTATTGAGCGTTGCCGCATTCGTGGTTTGCGCGATCATCTTTGCGCCCGCACACGATGACTCGAAGCCATACAACCTTCGACACATGCAACAAGCCACCTTTGGTTGCCTGTCGAAAGATAAGTTGAAGGGCATCATCAAAATGGCTGCCGAGGGCGACAACGAGGGGGCATCGGCCGCTGTCGACCAAGAGGTTGGCGAGGGCGAGTGTCGCGAATTTCAGAATGGCGAAAAGGTCTATTTTGAAAAATTCGACTGGGGACTCGCACAGGTACGCCCGCAAGGCGAGATGTCGCCATACTGGGTAACGACCGAAAGCGTCAGCAACTGATTTCACGGCGTCCCCAGCATCGTGCCGACATTCAGATGGAGGCCCGGCTGGTTCGACTTCACCTGGGCGACCTTGGCGCGGCCTTCCTGATCGATCTGGATGCGGATCGTGCCCTCCAGCTTGTTCGAGTCGCTGGACGCATCCGTGTGATGTAAGGCCTCGCGCCAGGTCTTGGCCTTGAACAGGTCGCGCCACTTGTCGAGATACGACTCTCCGGCCTGTTCCTTCTCCATTTTCTGGACACTGGCGGGGAGGTGATCGTCTTCGGGGATGGGCACAAACGCGGCGCCGTCCAGAAACTTCAGCCACTTGAGTGAACTGGCGAGGCGCAGGCCGATACCTGCCTCGGACGCGCCCTTGGCAACCGTGGCCGCCTTCGATACGGCGGACGCCCCTGTCGCGGCAGCGTGTTCGGCGGCAGCGCGTTCCGCCACTGTGGTGGTGGCGGTAGCTACCGCGCTTTCTGCGCGTGCAGCCGCAGCGGCGTCCTCACCTGCCTTCGCCGCCATGCCGGCAGTGCGTTCCGCCACCGTGGTGGCCGCAGTAGCCGCCGCGCTCTCTGCACGCGCGGCGGCGGCGGCCTCCTCGCCACCTTTGGCCAGCGCGCCAGGCGCGCCGCTGCCAAACGGCAGCGCGGAGCCAGGCCAGTTGGTCACGAATACCGGCGTCACACCGGTCAGCTTCTCGATGGCTTTGCCCTCAGCCACGCCGACCGCCGTACTCCCCGTGCCTCGCAGGAAGTTCTTGAGCAGCGGCGAACCGGCCTTTGCGGCCTGCATCAGCCTGAAGATCCCATACGAGCCGGCCGCAGCCACACCTGCCACCGCGACACCCGACACGGTCTTGGCCAGCGCCGGATGCTTCTCAGCCTCGTTGCCGATCAGGCCGCTCAAATGGTTCATGGCCTTGGTGAGCGAGGTAAGCGGCTCCAATAACGGCTGGAACAGAGTGGCCAGCGTGCTGGCATTGGTGGAGCTCAACATCTGGCTGCTGGCGTTCAAGCCCTGTTCCCACACGGCATTCTGCTGCGCGAGACCCGCCTGCTGATCGTAGGACTTCTCGATCTCCCAGTAGCTCTTCACGCCCGGCATGTCCGGCGCAATCAACTGCGTTACGGCCTTATTGCCGGTTTGGCCGAAGAGCAGTCCCAGCTCCTGATTGCGCTGTCGCTGCGTCATGCCAGCCATGTGTTGCTGGATTTCGTGGATCGTGGCATCGAGGCCGATGAAATTGCCCTTCTTGTCGTAGAAGTCGAGGCCTGATTCCTTCATCCATTTACGACCGCGATAGCTGCCGCCTGTAACGCGTGCCAGAAACTCGCCCAGATCCGAGCCCGCCTCCTCGCCAAGCGGCGCCAGCGCCTTCAGCGCAATGGCCGTGGACTTGAGATCCATGCCGCCGATCATGTGCGCGCGGCTGCCTACCTGGTCGAGGTTGTGGAACAGCTGCTCCAGCGTGCCCGAGCTCGTCACGCTGGCCCTGGCAATGATGTCCGCCGCCTCGCCGTACTGTTCCGGGCGCAGCTGAAAGCTGTGGCCGAGGTTGGCAATGTCCACCGCAGTGGTGGCCGGGTCCATGTGCTTGGTCTCGGCCAGCACCTCCGTCATGTAGGCCGCGCCGTGGCCCGTCACGCGTCCGCTCTTGTCGGTGCGTTCCAGGATGGCCGCCAGCGGCACGCCGCCCTGGATCAGCTCACGCGTCACATCCGTGACGGCCGTGGCCGAGTACTTCATATGGCTGGCAACTTCGATGGAGTTGCGCCGCACGCGATCCATCTCGTCGGCCAGCTTCGCCGCCTGCGGGTGTGCGCCCTGCAGGATGCCCTTCACGCTAAGCAGGGATTCCTGCAGGTCGGCAGCCTGGTCGACGGCCGGCTTCAGCTTTTCGTAAAGGTACGCCCCCACTGCCAGCGACTTCACCCCCGCCGCCGTGTGGTTGATCATCTGGTCGTAGCGCTTCTGCAGCGCCTGCGCTTCCGCCCCTGTACCCGCAACCTCCTGGCGGAAGCGCCGAAGCACCCCGCTGAAAAGATCGACGGCGCTGATGCGCAGCGCCAGGTTCAGGGTATCGCTCATGCTAGTCGTCGTCCTCGGGTGTCAGCGCCTCGACGTACATATCGAAGACCGCCTTGGGCAGCGCCAGGATTTCCTGGCGCGTCCAGCCGGTGCGCGTGCCCAGCAGCAGCACCTTCAGGTGGCGTGCTTTCAGCTGCTGGGCGGCTCGTTTCCCTCGTTGTCCGCGTCCTGCTGCGCCTGGGTGAGGATGTCCAGGTCAGCCGGGTGGAGGCCGCGCAGCACCTTCACGTCGATCGGGCCGTTCAAGGTGCCGAGCCGCACGAGCTGGATGCCCATCAGCGCGGAGCGGTAAGTCAGCGGCGTGCTCACCGTGGCGGTTTTCTCGGCGTCGAACATGTCGCCCGCGCACGCGGCACGCATCTCGAAATCCTTGTGCAGCTCATCGCCGATCTTCAAGCCGCGCTTCAACGTGCCTTTGATCGTCATACCTGCACCGCCGTCGGAGCCGCGAGTTTGAGGGTGGCCTTGCCGCCCTTGGCGTTGGCGCCCAGCTCCACCGGCACGGTGGAGAAGGCATGCGCCAGCACGTAGGTCTGCCCGGTGTCAGCTTGGAAGGTCACCGTGGAGTCGCTGATGCTGTTCAGCGTGTCCAGGTTGGTGTTGGCGTCCAGGTAGAAGCTGATGTCCACGGTCGCTTCCATCGCCTCTTCGGCGAAGCCGTACACATCGTTGCCCTTCACCACGTTGCGGCTCACGCCGCCCAGGTTGAGCTTGGCATCCTGGTCGACCAGAAGATACTGGCCGTCCACGGCCACCTTTGCCTTGCCGAAAAGCTTGGCCATGTCGTGTCCTCAGAGAATGAACTGGATCTGTTCCGCGAAGATGCGGAACTGGTTGACCAGGTTGGGCACCGCCAGCACGTCGAGGCGGTTCGGGTCGTTGGCGTTGATCTGGCACACCAGCGCGGCCTTGTAGTCGGCCAGATCCTCGATCAGGCCCGCGGTCACCCAGTCCTGTGCCAGCGACATCAGTTCGCCGTTGATGACCTTGGGCGTGACGATTGCTTGGCCAGGCGCCGGCGTCACGGTGTCGCCCGCCAGCTTGTGGCGCGGGTACTTGTTGGTGATCCACGACCGCGTGCTGTAGCGCAGGTAGCTGAGCGTGGCGATGGTCTCCACGTCCAGGTAGCTGGTGTCCGCGATGTTGTTCGCGTTCTTCTGGTAGTTGGTCACCTGCCGCTCGATCAGCACGTTGCCGCCGGCGTCCACCTTGTACGTGGCGATGCCGCTGTGCAGGTGCAGGTTGCGCTCGTCGAACTGGAACAGGTCGGCCTGCGCCGGCGGCTTGAGGCCGGTCAGCTGCAGCGTCTGCAGCGGGCGTGCCGGGTCGGCGCTCAGAGCCGGCGCCGCGGCGGCGACATTCACCGCCGCCCACACGTAGGGCGGCTCGGGTGCGATGCCGGTGCCCATCGTGGTCACCAGCGGCGAGTTGCGCGTGGCGCCGTAGGTGTCGGTGGCGGTTGCCGTGCCGCGATAGGCGTTGTACGCCACGCCGTCGATCTGCCGGATGCCGCCGAAGCGGCTGGTCAGCTCGGTTTCCAGCACCAGCTGGTTGGCCGCGTCGGTGTAGGGGTAGCCCCATGCCTGGTACCACACGTCGCCCAGCGCCGCGATCACGGTGCTGATGTCCGGGTTCGACGTGCCGCCGGCCATCGCGGTGATGGCGATGGCCACACCGGCCGGCGTGACGTCGCCGGTGTAGTAGTTCACGCGCAGGTCGATGTCGTTGCCGCACTCGCCCTTGTGCCGCGCGGTCAGGTCCACCTCGGTGGTGGTCACCGCGTTCACCACGGCCGTGATGGGCAACTGGTTGCGCGGGTTGATCGCGTTGCCGGCCACCGCGTTGATGGCCGCCACGATGTTGGTGGCGATCGCCGCCGCCGCATCACCCGCGGCCACGGCCACCTGCACGCGGATGCCGGCGATGTAGAGCTGCAGCGTGCCTGCTCCGGTGGCCGGCCCCGTCACCGCCAGCTTGCCGGTCGCGGCGATTCCGGCCACGGCGTCGTCCATCGCGATCGCCACCAGCGGCGTGGTGCTGTTCACCGACTTGAACCAGTCGCACATGGTGGCCAGCATGCTGCCGTTGCCGAAATAGCCGGCCGCCTGCGCGCCGCTCTGGATCGGCGTGGGCACGTTGGCCGCCACGCTGCCGCCGGCCAGGCGCTGGCCGATCATCAGCACGGTGTACTGGTCGCTGGGCAGGCCGCCCTGCGCCTGGCTGTTGTCGAACTCGATGTAGGCGAACGGAACGCGCAGGTCGCCGCCGGCAGGGATGGTGTTGAAGTCGATGCTCATTTCGCAGCGCCCTTGTTGGAGTTCGTGGTCTGGCCAGCCGCCTTCGTGCCGGTGGCGGCTGCCGTTTCAAGGGCAGCCTCGGCCGTCTTGATGGCGGCTTCCGCGTCGGCAAGCTGCTGCGCCTCCGGGGAGGTCGCCGCGGCAGGCGCGGCCACCGTCACCGCCGGCGGCGTGCCCTCGGCCACGTCCTTGTCGCGCAGTCGACGGAACCAGTAGGCAGTGCGCGGTTTGAAGGCGCCTTCGGTCGGCAGCACCTGGCCGTTGAGCGGATCGCGCACGCGCTTGCCCTCGGCCGGGATCAGGTAAAACTGTTGGGTCGTGGCCACTGCAATCTCCTACTGCGGCAGGGTGTCGGTTTCGGTGATGTCGATGACGCCGTCAGCCGGCGCCATGTCGATGTCCTGGTGGAACGTCAAGAAGGGATTGAGCGCGGCGTACTCCGCATCGGAGAGCAGCGGCTCCTCGATGGGCTGTTCGAAGCCGATGCCCCACAGGGCGATGCCAAGGCTGTCCACCTGCTGGGCATACAGGTTGCGCGCGTCGAGGTTGGACACAGCCCCCACGCTCTGGCCGCCCCAGTCATTGTCCGGCGTCAGCATCAGGATGGTTTCCACCAGACCGATCGCGCCCTGGTCGCGTGGCAGCTTGGGCTCATCCTTGGTGATCACGAAAATGCCCCACTGCACCGGGAGCCGCGATATGCCGCCCATGTCGTCCGCGCGCTGTACGCGCAGCGCCGCCACCAGCACGGCAGGGGCCTTGGTGGCAAAACGCTGGATCTCCTGCGCGTTGTCGAAGCGGCCGCGATGCGGCTGTACCGACACGTTGGGGCCCAGCTTGGCGGTCAGCGTGGCCACGATGGCATTGCGCACGTCCAGCAAGCTCATGCGGGCAGCCCCAGCAGCCAGTGCGTATCCAGCCAGTCCACGGCTGTGCTGCGCACGTCCTGCTTGTTCTCGTCGCTCAGCCCCGCGAATGGGCGCGCCGGCAGGCCGGGCTTGCCGACCTTGGCGCCGCCGAAGTTCTGGATGGCGGCGTAGATCATGTTGGATCCCACGTCCACGCTGCTGCCGTCCAGCATCACCACGTGCGTCATGCTGTCCAGCAGGTGGCCTTCGGACTGCAGCAGGCTCTGGCCCGCGTGGCGCGTGCGCGCATACGCATCCGACCAGGCTTGCCAGGGCGTGCCGTCCGGCGAGGTCTTCTCGTCGGCGATGCGCCGGCGGAATTGCGACTCCACCTCGGTGCCCACCACATCGAGCAGGCCGCGCTTATCCAGGTGGATCATGCGGTTGATGTGCAGCTGCAGGGCCATCTCGCCCTGCAGGTTCCACTCGAAGCCCACGCCACTCACAGCGGGCGCCTCTTGCAGCGGCCGAACATGCGCTCCGGCCCCACTAGGGTGGCCTGCTGCGCGCTGGTGGTGGGCACCGGCGTGATACCCAGCTTCAACACGCCCGTGGCGATGCTTTTCAGCAGCTTCAAGGCGTCGCTGTAGCGGTTGCGCATCTCCTCGGTGGGCAACACCGCGATGCGGTACACCGCAATGTCCACGCCAAGCGTCACCAGCAGCGGCGGCACCGGGTTCAGCGGCAGCACGTAGCGCTCCTGCAGGTGGCTGTCGATGAACTCGTCGGCGTCGGACAGCGCCTGCGTCACCAGCGCGGCATCCACCGCGCCGGTGCCGTCAGGGTCGGCAATGGTCAACAGCAGGTTGCTGCCGTACCGTGCCTCGATGTCCGCCTGCGCCGCGTAGCTCATGCCGGTCTCGCTTACTTGCCGGTGCTGTCGTCAGCGGCCGGCGCGGCCGGCGCCGGCGTTACCACCGGATTGGCGGTGGTGCCGCCGGCCGCCACCGTCACGGTGGCGGTGGTCACGCTGAGGTTGGGGTCGCTGGTCAGCGCGGCCTTCTGCGCCTCGGTGAGCACCGATGCGTCCAGGTGCTGTGCCTCGCGGGTGAACGCCAGGCCGATGCGGCGGAAGCCTTCGGCGAGCGACTTCACCACATACACCTTGATCTTCTTCACCTCCGCCTTGGCGGCGGTGTCGGTCTGCTTGTTCTCGGCCATTGCTGTGCCTCTCGCTGGGTGGGGGCTTCGCTATGGCGTCGCCCTGGTGTGCCTGTAAGGGCTCGGCCGCCGGGCTCTCCCGGCGGCCGGCCTCGGTGCGGGCGCGTTGCGCGCCCTTCTCGGTTCGGCCCTAGGGCCATCGCATGCGTGGGTTATCAGCCGGCGCCGGTCGAGCCGTAGCTCATCTGCCAGAAGCTGTAGCCGCCGGCCGCACGCGCCTCGGCACCGAACTTGTATTCGCCCAGGTTGAACACATCGGGAGACTCCATGTTCACCTGCTGCACGAACACCGGCGCCTTGCGCTGCTGGTAGATGAAGGGCTTCACCGGCCGCGTGGTGCAGTGAAGGAACCAGGCCGTGGCGCTGGTCAGGCGCGGGTTCACCAGCACCTTGGCGGTGCCCTTGAACGGGTTCGGGCCGTTGTCGTCCAGCTTGGCCGCCTCGCAGATGATGCGGGCCACCGCTTCCAGCGCCGGCGGCACTTCCAGCACGTCCGGCACCAGGCCCAGCGGGCGCCCCTCGTTGTCGGTCATCGACATGATGGCAGTGCGCGCGGCACCATAGCTGCCGGTGGCCGTGGCGCGCGTGCTGGAATCCAGCACCGCCGTGCCCTTGTTGCTGACGCTGGCCACCACGCCGGCCGCGTTGGTCACCGGATGATCGGTGTCGTAGAAGTACTGGCCGTCGTAGCAGGTGGTAGTGAAGGCGTTGTTCTTGAGCGTCGAGACGATCTCGTCCGCCAGCTGCTGGGCGCTGTAGCCGGCGTCCTGCGCCATCGGCGCATAGATGCCCAGGTTGTCGTCCTCGATGTCGTTGCGGCGCACGCCGACAGTGGCTTCCCAGTCGTTGTTCACGATCACGTACTGGTTGGCCTTGAGCGACTTGACCACCTTGGCGCCGATCCACTGGCGCATCTGCGGGAAGCGGTCCAGCCAGTCGTAGTTGTTCTGGCTGCTGCCGCTGGGCACCAGCATGGCGGTGTCGCGCCACTGGCTGGGCGCCGCGTCGAACGCCTTGTTGAAGGTGGTCTTCAGCGACAGGAAGACGGCGGTGAGGTTTTCGCGATTGATCAGCATGGGTGCGGGCTCCGGTTACTCGACCCACACGCCGTTGGCATCCAGGCCGACGACCACACCCGCAGCGGACTGCGTGTTGGCGCCGTTGGTGCCGCTGACGGTCTGGTCATCGACGATGTAGGCGACCTTGCCCAGGCTGGCCTGGGTCACCAGGTCGGCGGCCTTGTTCGCCCAGTAGAAGGCGCGGCCGCGGCGCACGCGCACGTTCACGGCGCCGTTGGCGCCGGCCGTGTTGTCCGCGTACTCCTCGGCGCGGCCGAGGTAGGTGAGCGTGGTGGCTACCGCGCCAGGCGTGGCGTAGCCGGTGGCGCTGGCCGCCACCAGGGCGCCGGCGAAGATCTTCACGCCCGCGGCCACAGGCACCGAGATCACCTCGGCGTCCTGCATCGGGGTATTGCGGTCGGCTGCGAGGCTCACTGGTCACCTCCGAACTTCGCGATGTCTTCCTCGCTGACGCCCATCAGGGCGGCAACGGATTTGGTCGCGGCGTTGAGCGCCTTGCCACCGTCCGCGCCGGGCGTCTTGCGCTCGCCCAGATCGGTAGCGGCGGCGATCACCGGCTGCGCCTCCACGAACTTCTGGAAGCGCTCCAGGCCGCCCTCGGTGGCGCACTGCGCCTTGTAGTAGTCCACCGTAGGCGGCGTGATCTTGCCGGCCTTCACCGCACCGTCCACGGCGGCATCGATGGCGGCCTGCTGCTGCACCTGCTCCTGCTCGCGCAGCTTCTGCTCGGCGGCGCTGGCGCGGTTCAGCGCAACGTCGTATTGCGCCTTGGGCACGAAGTGCTCCATCGACGGGTTGGCCGCCGACGTGCGCAGTGAATTGATGGCGGTCACGGCCTGGTCGGGCGTGGCCTGCTCGGACAAGCCGAGGGCCTTGCGGATGGCTTCATCCACGGTGTTCTCCACGGTAGGGTCGGGGTTGCCGGCGCGGTTCAGCGCCAGCGGAAAGTTCGGATCGTTGACCAGGGCGACGCTGGTCACCTTCTGGATCTGGCGGGACTTGTCGTCGAATGTGAACACCGGCGACAGGAAGCGGTACTTGCGCTCGGCCACGGCATTGCGCCCGGCCTCGTTCCACTCGATGCGCCCCCAGATGGCGCCCTCGCGCACCTCCAGCGCCTCGATCCAGCCATAGGCTGGCGCTTCGCCGCCCTTGGGAGCCTGCAGCTCGCTGGCATGATTCACGTCGACCGAAAGCGCCAGATCGAAGCGGGTGGCCACGGCTTTCGGGTCGGCCATGCGCCACCAGCGGCCGTCGCGCCCCTGCACCTTGCCCTGGGCATTCGGCGCGGGGATCAGCTCCACCCACTTCTCGCCGTCGCCTGTTGCGGTATCGGACAGTGCGAAGCACAGCGCCGCGCGCAGCTCGTCGGCAGCGACGGCAGCGCATAGGGCAACGGCGGAGGAAGGGCGGCAATCGAGCATGGCGGTCATGTTGCCGAGCCATGCGATGCCGAATCAGGCTGAAGCGCTTCAGCGTGGCGACGGAGTGTCGCCGAGGCGCGAAAAGGATGCCCCGAACCGGGTGCCGGCGCAAATGGCGAGGCGCCCAGGTACCCAGCAGGCCCTTTGAGGCCGTTTAACGGCCTTTGAAACCGCCGCGGGATACGGGGGATGCACCATCGTGGCGCCCCCGGTCGCCGGAGCCGCTTACAGGGGCGCTGTCGCGGGATACCCGAAAAGCGCCCGGAGCGCGCCCAGGTGTATGCTGGCCACGCTGTCGCCGCGAAGACTGGAAAATCGCCGGGCCAGTGGTTGCTTCTGAGCTTCCATGTGGGAGTGCCAGCTTCGAGCTGGAGGGCGTCCCACCGTGGCTACAGCGCCTCACCTTCATCCAGCCGCACCATGCCGGGCTGTTCCAGGTTGGCCTTGGCCACACGTGCGCCGCTGCGGATCGCATTGATCTTCACCCCGTCCCGCGCAAAGTCGATGCGCACGGCCACGCGTCCCAGGCGCCCATCCGCTTCGTCCCCTTCGATCACGTAGAGCAGCGCAGGCTGCCGGCCGGCACCGTCCCAGATCACCGCGGCCGGATTGGCCAGGTAATGCACCAGGTAGCGCACCTGGTCCCCGGTCAGCGCCTTGTCGCCCTTGCGCGCATCCGCCAGCAGGTGCGATATCTCGCGCTGTTCGATGGTCAGGCCGGCCGTGCTGGGCACCATGCCCACCTTGGTCTTGAGCGCCTGCAGGATCTGCGGGCTGATCGCGCCGATCGTTCGCCGGCCGCCGGTATCGGCCAGCTTGCCCTCGGCGATGGTGTCCACCCAGTCGGTGTAGGCGCGCTGCAGGTCGCCGGCGATGTGCGGCATCACCTGCGCCGCGGCCGCCGCCCCCGCCGCGGCCGGCGCGCGGTCCACCGACTGCATGAACTCCCGCGCCTGCTGCTGGCGCCGCGCGGCCATGCCGGGGTTGGTGTCCCAGCCGGGGTCGATGCCGTCCGGCACGCGTTCCACCTCGCCGGTGCGCTTGTTCACCCAGTCGCGCCACTGCAGCTTGGGCGATTCCGTGCTCACCGGCAGCAGGCGCTGCTCGCGGTGGCCGGTCGGCAGGCCGGTGCGCGGGTTGATGATCTGCGGCGCCAGCGGATCCTGGTAGCCCTTGTCGCGCAGGCGCCCGTATTCCACCTTGCTGATCTGCCGCACCCAGCACTTGCAGCCCCAGCCGTTGGGCGGGTACGCGTAGCGCCAGAACTCGTCCTCGATCGGCAGCAGCGTGCCCGCCCAGGCCACATGCTGCGGGCGGTGGCGCGCGCTCGGCCCGAGCTGGTAGAGCAGGTAGGGATGCGTGGTGGCCGTGCGCTGCGCGCGCTCCCACTGGCCGGCCTGCCGCGCCGTGCGCAGGTTGGCCTCGTAGATCGTCTGCAGGCGCCGCGGCGACCCCAGCTGCACCAGGCCCTTCTCGCCGGTCAGCGGGTCGGTGGCCTCCTGCACGCCCCACCAGCCGCGCTTCTGCAGCTCCGGCGTCACCTGCTTGGCCCACTGGCGGTAGGTCTTGCCCTTGGCCATCGCCTCGACCAGGGAGTCGCGCATGTCGCTCAGCATGTCCAACTGGCCCATCTTGGCCACGGTGAACATGCCGGCGTGTTCCTCGCGCCACACGTCGCGGTAGTCGAAGCCGGGCTTGAGCTTCTTGGCCTGCAGGTAGGCGAGCGCCTCCTGCGGGATGGGGCCGCTGCCGTCAGCCATCGGTCAGCGCTCGGGATCGTCGCTCACGTCGCCCAGCGCGTGCGCCTTGAACGCGTTGCTGGCCAGCGAGCGCATCAGCGCGGCGGGATCGCCTCCTTGCATCAGCGCGGCGAGGCCGGCGACGAACTCCTCCTCATCGGTCGACTGCGCCGCCAGCGCGCGCACCGGATCGGCCAGCGGGTCGATCTGCGGCTCCCAGTCGCGCATCGCGCCGAGCGCGAGCTCGTCCACCGAGTCCGTCACCGGCACGGGGGGGCGCCCGCGCCGCGCGCGGTTGGTCGCGGTATCCAAGTGACCCTCGCCCGGTTTCGGCGCCGTCGCAGCCGGATGCAGCACCTCTTCATCCTCGCCGGGATCCGGCAACCCCAGCTTGTCGCGGATCGTGCTGGCGCCCACACGCAGCCCCAGCGGTACGAGCAGCGACAGCGCCTGCGTCATCTTGCCGATGTCGTCCGGCTCGACCACCTCGATCTTCAGCCGTGGATACTTCGCCTGCGGGCCGTGGTTGAGGTCGACGTAAGGCTTCACCAGGTCGCGGTTGAGCGTGTTGGCCAGTTGCTTGGCATCGCTGATCTGGATGTCGGTGCGCACCTCGTTGTGCACGCTGGCCGTGTTGCTGCCCAGCCCGGTGGACTGCGCGTCCGTGGTCATGGTCTGGCCCAGCACCGCCTTGCTCACCTGACGGTCCAGCCAGTCGGCCAGGCTGGAGAACACTACCGCGCCACCGTCGCTGGTCTTGGGCAGCTCGGCGAACTGGATCTCCATCGACTTCGGGATGATCGCCGCGGCGTCCGTGCCGATGTTGGCCACCGCCGTGATCAGGGTGTTGATGTCCGCCTGCGTGGCGCCGGCATCGTACTTGCCGATGCGCAGCGGCATGCCGAACACCTCGGCAAACGCCAGCCAGTCCGTCAGCGTGTAGCTCTTGCACATGTAGGCCGCCGCCACCAGGCGCGCCAGGCCGCCGCGCAGCGCCACGCCGGATTTCAGCCGCGGCCGGTGCGTGATGAACTTGAAGGGCGGCAGCGGGCTGCCCATGATGTTGTCGTCGTTGAGCAGCAGCAGCTCGTTCTGGGTGGCGTAGTCGAAGCGGAAGAACCGCGGGTCGCGCCAGGCGTAGGTGGGCATCCACGCCTTGCCGCTGCGGTCCCATACGATCTCGACCGCGCTGTAGCCCTTGCCCAGCGCATCGAGCGCATCGTCCACCATCTCGCCGAACGCCGGCGCGTCGACCAGGTCGCGCACCGCATCGGCCAGCTTCACGTCGGCCGCGCTGTCGCTGGCCGCCTCCACGTTCACAGTAAGGCCGCTCACCGCGCGTTTGCGCGTGCCCAGCACGGCGCTGTAGTGCCAGTCGCGCTCCTCCATCTCCTCGGCCAGCGTCAGGTAATCGCGCGGCCAGCCTTCCTGCGCGTCCAGCAGCACCTGCGCCAGGCGCGTGGGCGTCAGCCCCGGCGCGATCGGCGGGTTGCCCCACACGGTGCGGATGCCGGTGAGCGTGGGGCGCGCGATCTCTTCCTGCAGCACTTCGTACTGCAACGGCTCGCCGTTGGTCCCCACGATCTTGGATGTGACGCGGGACGTGGCCATTACAGGCACCTCTGCGAAGTCTTGAAGCCGGCGGTGAGCCGGATGGTGCGCTCTGGCAGATCCTTGCCCTCCTCGTAGCGCGTGGGCACGGCCTGGTAGGCGTATTCCGAGAACTCCTGCCGGCTGGCGTAATGCATCAGCGCGATAGAGATCGCCGCGTCGCCGTGGCGCTTGCCTTCGGTGCCCGTGCTGCGCTGGTCGGGCACGCGCGCCACGCCGCCGTTCAGCTTCACCAGGCGCAGGTCGCTGGCCACGTCGACGTCGCGCGGAATGGCGATGGTGCCGTCCTCGAACGCCGCCTTGAGCGGCGGCATCTGCAGCCGGTACCAGTTCTCGGTGAACATCACCAGCTCGATGCGCGACCAGCCATACCGCTGCGCCAGGAACTCCGCCACCGCGTTGCAGTTGCCGCGCGCGTCCACCGCCGCCTTCACGAAGCGTGGCAACCGGTCGCACACGTAGTACAGGATCTGCTCCTGCTGCCGGTGCGGCATGTTGCGCAGCTCCAGCATGAAAGGCACGCGCCGCGTCAGATCCTGCTCGATCTGGCCCGGCGTGATCACCGTGAGGTCGCCGGTGCGGCCGAAGTCTTCGCCCAGCACGCTCTGCAGCTTCGGATCCAGCTTGGCCAGTACCGGGCCGACCTTCTCGTCCAGCCACGCTTGGATCACCTGCTTGCGATGCTCGTCCGGCTCGCGTTCGAAGCCCGGCGGGGAGGTGTAGCGCAGCACAGGCGCCACGCACATGCGTTCCTCGATCAGGATGCCGGATAGCCACGTGCCGGAGCCCTGCGACGGGATGACGTCCAGCTCCTCGCTGGCTGCATCGCCATAGGTCTTGCGGATGGCGGCCTTCCAGGCTGCTTCGGTCTCCGGCGTCCAGGCTTTGGCCAGGCGCAGGCAAACGCGCTCGTAGAGCATCTGCAGGCACGCATCCTCGAAAGTGATGCGATGAACGCTGCCCGCGCGTTTGCGAGCGCGAATGTCCTCGATCAGCTGGTTGAACGGGTTGTCGGTGCCGTTGTGCGTGCTGATCACGCGCACCTTGCCGCCCCACATCAGCAGCGCGATGGCCGCCTTCAGCAGTTCGTCCAGGTCGTTGTGGAACGCCGCTTCGTCGATCACCACCACGCCCTGCTTGCCGCGCAGGTTGGCGGGGCGGCTGCTGAGCGCCACGATGCGGAAGCCGGAGGCGAAGCGGATCGTGTAGGTCTTGATCGCCTTCTCGTCGTTGCCGTCCTTGAACAGCTCCTCGCCTTCCTCGATGGCTTCGGCCGCCTGGTCGAACACGCGCGCCCACATGGCGCAGGCCTCGATGAACTCGATGGCCATGTCCATGTTGTAGCCGATGTAGTACACGTTCATGCCGCCGGCGGCGCGTGCGCGCCCGGCGATCAGCACGTCGTCCGCCGCTTCCGCCCAGGTCAGGCCCGTGCGACGGCTCTTCTCGCACACCTTGAAGTCGCTTTGATCGGCCAGCCACGCCTGCTGATAGGGCAGCAGCGCCGCCGGCACTGCGCTGGCGGCAGTGCTGGGCAGATCGCTGCGCAGCTGTTCCTCCAGCGTGGCTGCCAGCGGCTTGCGGGTCAGCACGTCGCTCATTCGGCAATGCCCAGAATTTGCCGCTTGATGGTGTCGGCCGTCGCCGCCGTCATGCCACCAGCCTTCACCACGCTCTTCAGCGCCTCGGCCTGCTCGGCCTGCAGCGTCTCCCGCGCCACCCGCGCGATCTCCTGCCTCTCCTGCATGCTCATCTTGCGCGCCTGCAGAATGGCCCGCGCGCCGCGCGCCAGCTCGCCCACCTGCTTGATCGACACGCCGTCGTCGGCGTTATTGGCCTTCAGCGCGGCATCGGTGGCCAGCGTGGTCACCGCCTGCACCAGCAGCTGGCCGGCGCGGTCGTTGGGATCCTCGCCCAACTCGCTCACCAGTGCGGTGCTGGCCGCCTGGATGTCGCGCATGCGGCCGGCGAGCTCGCCCACCTGCTGGGTATACCGGCCCAACGCGCTGCGGCTGGGCGGCGTCGCCTCGGGAAATCGCTCACGCACTTTCGCGCGGAGCTCGTCCAGAGTGTACCGATCCTGGCGGATCAGCTTCTCCAGGTAGTCGCGCTCCGCGGGCGGCATCCGTTTGATGGTGGAGGGACGCGGCATGGTTACCGCGGCCCGGGCTTGCGCACGCCGGGCACCACCGCCCGGCCGTTGGCCACATCGTCGCCGCGCGAGGTGATCTCCGCCACGCACAGGCCCGGCGCCTCGGTCACATCGTCCAGGCGCAGCAGTCCCTGGTCGCGCAGCCAGTGCAGGTCGGTGGTCACGTCGTCGCGGCTGGCGGCGATGCCCAGGGCGTACAGACCAGCGTGCAGATTGCTGCTGTTCGCACGGTAGCCCGGCTGCTCCGACAGCAGGCGCAGCAGTACCAGGCGCCGATCCTCGCGCACGCGGTCGGCAAAGGTCTTGCTCATCGGTCGTTCTCCAGCAGATGTTCCTGAATCGTGCGCAGCATCTGAGTCATGGTGGCCGTCTGGCCGCTCAAGCCGGCCACGCTCTCCACCACCTCACTGATGCCGCTGCGCAGCTCGCCCAGGTCGCGGTGGGTCGGCGCGTTTTTCACCCATGCCTCAAGGTGGACCAGCCGGTTGTTCATCTTTCGGTCGTCGCTGCCAAGCAACGCCACCCAGATGCCGATCACAAGCAAGCCGATCAGGTTCAGCACCAGCAAGCCGATGATGATGGCGATGGATGCGTCGCTCACCGGCGGTACCCCCTCATGCGTTGTTCGTGATCGTGCGCGCACTGCGCGCAGCGGCTGGTCTTGCCGGCCAGCACGGCGAGCCGCGCCGGCTCGATGGGTTCGTCGCAGTCGATGCACAGCGCATCGATGCCGGCACGTCGCGGTGCATGGCTCTCGGCCACGCGCTGCGCCTGCGCATGGATCGCAAAATCCCGGTCCAGTTGCTCGCGCGCCTGTGCATCGTCCACCACGTCGCTCATGCCACCACCTTCGCGCCGTGGCGTTGCAGCAGCCGGCTGATCTCGCTGGCGCAGGCGGACTTCACATGGGCATGCGTCTTCGCCGCCGTCTTCTCCGCGGCCGTTTCCAGCCTCGCCACGCTGCGTTCCAGGTCGCGCACCTCGCCGCGGTAGCGCTTCAGCATGTCCACCAGGTCTTGTTCCAGGGTCGTCACGGCGCGATACCCGCCGACAGCTTCGCCGCCGTGGCGCGGTCGGCGTTGCACTGCTGCAGCTCGCCGCGCCACGACTCGATCCACAGCAGGGCATCGCTGGCGCATTGCGTGGAGATGCCCAGCCACGTGCACTGCGCGGGCGGCGCGGTGGGCTCGGCCAGCGGTGCGGTCAGCGCGGCCGGCAGCGGCCGATAGGCCGGCACCGGCACCTCAATGACCTGCGGGGGCGTCGGCGGAGCCGGCTTCGGCAGGTGGGTCGAACAGCCGGTGAGCCAGCACAGGGCACACAGGCACGCTATCCAGCGCCATGCAGTCGTGTTCATGGAGAGTCTTCCGATCCTGGTTGATGCGTTGCTGGGTGGCCGCGGCCAGTTGCGTGGTGAGCTGCGCGCGTTCCTTCAGCGCCTGCGCGGCGCGCGCCTGGGCGTCCATCAGCTCCTGCTGCTGCGTGGCCAGCTGCGCTTTGACGGTGCCCAGCGCCTCGCCGGCCTGCTTGGCGCGCTGCTCGGCCTGCGCCTCGGCCTGCTGCGCGGCCAGCACCTTGGGGTTCATGGATTCCACGCCGTGCGAGTCGCCGCGCACGTAGCCCACGCCCAGGCCCAGCGCCAGCGCCGCCGCCAGCGCGCCCACATCCCACGCCAGGTCGCGGATGCTCACGCGCACACCGCACGGCCCGACCAGCCATTCGCGATGTAGGCCGGCTCAAGCACGATCAGAATGCGATGCACGTAGTCGCGGTTCTGCTGCCAAGCGGCCAGCGAGCGGGCGCGATAGTCGGCCGTGTTGCCGAACCACAGCGCCGCCTTGCGCCCGTGCGCGCTGGCCAGCGCCTGCTCGCGGTGCAGCAGCCCCTCGCCGCCGTTGTACGCGCTGAGCGCAAACGCCCAACTGCTGCACTCGCCCAGGCCGGGGTTGCGCTTCAGCAGCCAGTGGTCATACACCGCCGCCGCGCGCGCCGACCATGCTGGATCCCACGGGTCGTAGTCGCCGAGCTGCGGGAACGTCTTCGCCAGCCAGCGTCCGGTGGCTGGCATCACCTGCGCCAGGCCCTCCGCGCCGGAGGGGCTACGCGCATGCGCGTCCCAGCCGGACTCCTGATGCAGCTGCGCCGCCAGCAACGCGGGCGAGCCGTCGACGCCCCATTCGTCGGCCACCGCCTGTTCCACCTGCAGGCGGATGCGGGCGTCGACGTCGGGCACTCGGACGGTGGCGGCGTGAGAGACGTTTGACCACGCCATCAGCCCGAGCATCAGATAGATCACTGCGCGCACCGTCCGATAGGGCGCGTGCGGATCCATTGCCTCGGAGCGCGAACTCGGCAAAAGCCATGCCGTGCTCAACCAGCACACGACGGCGACCGCATAGAGGAGGATGCTCACGGCATCAACCCCGCGGCGATGATCGCCGCCGCCATCAGCGTGGCGCGGCGCGTCTGCGCCATCGCCTTCTCGATGCCGTCCAGCTTGGCCGGGCTGCCGCCCGGTGCCGCGGCGCGGTCGAAGCCGTAACCCAGCGTGGCCGCCAGGCTCAGCTTGCTCACCACCCAAAGGTAGCTGCCGAACTTCGCCGGGTTCAGGAATGCGGCGATCACCGCCAGCAGCAGCAGCGACAGGAGCGCCCATAGCAGCATGCGGCCGCCGTCGTCCACCACGGCCGCAAAGCGCGCATAGGCGGCATGCAAACGGTCTTTCAGGGTCATCGCCGGCTCCGCAAAAAGGGAGCCGGCGCGGTGCCCGTTGGGGAGACAAACACCGCGCCGGCAGTGGCGCACGAGGCGGCGCGCCACGCGGACAGGCTACGGATGCAGGGTTGGGTGAATCAGGCTGAAGCGCTTCAGCGGGCGGCGGACTGGAACAGGTCCGGTTCGGAGTCGTCGCCCGCGCAGGCGCGGGCCAGTATGTTGAACACCTGACGTTGCGTCAGGCCATAGGTCAACGCCAGCGACGCCGTGGATTCGCCGGCGCGATGCCGAGAAACGATATGGCGATCCCGCGCGGCGCGCAAGGCGGCGGCCGCGCGATCGATGTGCATGTAGTCGCGCGGGTATGCGCCCACCAGCTGCAGCATCGCCTCGATGCCCAGCAGCCGTGCCAGCCAGTGATCCGTGGTGGCCACGTCGGGCACATAGATGCTGGTGCCGCCGCGTGCCTCCACCAGCCGCAGCGTGGCCGGCAACCCGATCAGCTCCGCCAGCTGCGCGAGGCGCGGCGGCAGATCATCGGCAACGACGCTGTCGAACGTGGCGGTCATGACTTGGCTTTCAGCCCCAGCGCCAGCAGGCGCCGCTGCGCCTCGGCCGCGTCGATCAGCCCCAGCTGCGCGTCGCTGCGGATCCGGCCGATGGCCTCCTGCAGCGCCAGGCGCTCGGCGGCGGCGCCGGCATCGCCGCCGCGGCTGTCCAGGTGGCGACCGGCGCGCTTGTCGTCATGCGCCTTGCGCTCGGCCGCCGCGTCCACCTGGTCGGCGATGCCGTACACCACGGCGCGCAGGTAGTGGTGATTCGCCAGCGGGAGCGTCAGGCGATCCATCTGCTGCAGCAGCTGCTCGATGCCCTGCGCCCACATCGCCGGCGTCGCCGGCCGGCGCACGCCGCCGCGCTCGTCGCGGCACACCGTGCCCTCGCGCACCAGGCCATCCAGCTCGGCCACCAGCTTCGCCGCTCGCGCCGTGCGCAGCCCCTGCTTGGCCGGCTTGAACAGCCGCAGGTACGCCAGCACCGCGCGTCCCAGCACCGGCTCCATCTCCGCCAGCAGCGCGGCAAGGCGCTTGCCGTCGACTTCCAGGAAGCCGGCGGCGATGGGGAACGGTTCGTGGCAGGAGGGACAAGTAACGTGCATCAGCGCTTGATCTCCCCGGTGACGATGAATCCCCACTGCGGCTCGTAATCGCCCGGCAAGATGCTGAGCATGAAGATCACCAACGACATAAACACTTCGGCCGCACCGAACCACCATGCGGGTACGCCGTTACGCTCGCAGACGTTCATGCCCTCGGCGCCATCCTCGGCCAGGTATACGGGGCAAAAGGCGAACCAGCCGATATGGGTAAAGTCGCGGTGGATCTCTTCCGCGGATAGCGGGTGCAGGATGCTCATCAGATCTCCAGCCTCATTTGACCCGCGGCTTCCAGTTCCGCTTTCGTCGGCACGTCGGGCTCGTCATCGTTGTGGGTGTTGCAGTGCTCGTCGGCGTCCAACTCGTCGTAGAACTCGGCATGGCACACGGAGCAATAGAAAATCTCGGAGATCTCCGGCGGACAGCAACCGCGCGCGTCCGACTCTTCCTCGTGGATCTCGCCGCATTCGTCGCAGCGGTATTTGACATGGATGGTGGCCATCACTTCCCCCTTCGCCGATTCGCACTGATCTGCAGCGCCGCCACCAGCTTGTGCAGCTGGTCGGCGCGCAACCACTCCACCCGCTGCACACGGAACATCCGCTTGGCCGTGCCGTGCGCGTAGTTCCAGCTTTTGCACGTCTCGGCCAGGATCGCGCCCACCTTGGCCACCATGCCGGCGATCTCCTCGCGCACGTTGTGCGGGGCATCGGGCAGGTTCACCGCGTTGCGCATGTGCTGCTGGCCCTGGCCGGCGAGGCGGCGTAGCTCGTCCAGCACCGTGGCGCGGCCGAGCGCATTGAGCTTGCCCGCACTGTCCACGCCGGCAACGCGCTGCAGGAGCGCCACATAGGTCTCGCGATCGAGGTGCAGCTGCTTGGCCGCCATCACGTGGATGGCGGCCAGTTGCTTGTTGCGTCGGTCGGAGGCTTGCATCATCGTCGTCACGCTCATTTCGCTTTCCGGTTCTCGCCTTCATGGTGGCGTTGCTGACAACGGCCACCGGCCCTTGCAAATGCGCGCCACCGGAACGCGGCGGCGCGCGACAAGTCCCACACCTGCATCAGCTCCCATACGCTCGGCACCACGCGCTGCGTGCCGAGCCAGTAGGCGATTTCCGACGGCGTGCCGCGGGGCATGCTCACGCCGCCGCGCTCTCGGCATCCGCTGCATGCCATTCGCTGGCCTGCGCTGCCCAGGCCTGCCAGGCCGACAACTGCAACGTGCGCACGGCCAGCTTTCCGGGCCAGCTGTAGATCACGCGATCGCCGATGCGCTTCTCCACTTCGCGGGTCTCGTCATGGCTGGTAACGCTGTCACCGAACTGCGGATCGATGCGTGGGTCGCGTGGAATCATGGTCAAGCCCTCAGAACAAGCTGGCGGTGTGCCAACCGATGATGGAAATGGCGCCGTCTCATCGCGGCGTTCAGCCACGGATAGCGACGATGAATGGATTGCCCCAGCCGGAAGCTGTGGGCATGCCGAAGGTGGCCGGCGTAGCTGGCAGCTATGGATTGAATTTGATGCAGCTCTTCGGGGGATGCATGCAGATCGCGGCCCCGTACGTGCTTTCGCTCCCAATTAGCCAGTGCGGCGCGGGCATGTGCCACGACACGGCGGCGTACCAGCGTGTGGGTTGGCCGCACTACGTAACCAAGGAAGTCGATGCCATCGGTGAGTGGCCGCAGGCGCACGTCATCCTTCAGCGCCAGGCGAAGTTCACGCTGCAGGAAGTCGGCGATTCGACGCTGCCAGTCGGCCAGAACCTCGCGGTCGTGGTGGACAAGCACGAAGTCGTCGACGTAGCGCACATATCGCTTCGCCCGCAGGACGTGCTTCACGAACTGGTCGAGGCGGTCGAGGTAGATGTTGGCGAACAGCTGCGAGCTGAGGTTTCCGATCGGCAGGCCGCAACCCGGCGCGGCGTTGGCAAGCCGCTTGTGCGCCGGCACCAGGGCGAACTCTTCGGGTGTGCCGCGCAACTTCACCCCGGCGTCCAGCGGTGGCCGGCGCAGCAGGGCATGCGTGGCGCGCTGCATGGGCAGTGGTACCGCATGCCGCGCCAGCACCGGCTTCAGGATGCGCCACAGCGTGGGCCGGTGGATCGAGTTGAAGAAGTTGCGGATGTCGAGCTGCAGGTAATACCCGCCGCCTTGGCCGCTGTGCACCTGTCGGACGAATTGCTGCACGCGGCGCACGGCGGCATGGCTGCCCCGGCCGCGGCGGTTGGCGTAACTATCCGTGATGAACCGCGGCTCCCAGATCGTTTCCAGGCGCGGTACGAGCCAGTGGTGCACCACGCGGTCGGCGAAATCCGGCGCGTGGATCTCGCGCGCCTTCGGCCGCGTAGCTACAAAACACACGCTGGAACGCGGTTGCCATGTGCCACCCTGCAGATCGCGCTGCAGCTGCAGCAGGCCATCTGCCCATCGGGCATCGAACGCGAGCTGGTTGCGGCTCGGCTGCTTGCCACGGCGCGCCATGCGCCAGGCGTCGTGAAGCGCGCGAAGCGAAACCGCCTCGGCGCCCGTCCCCTGATACTCACCGGCCGACACGACACGCACCGCCCGCACGCAGGCCTTGTTGTTGCGGTCGTTGTTGTTGGCGTTGCCGTTGTTGAAGTTGACGATCCACGCGCAGGACGGCGCCCACGCTTCCCCGCGAACTTGCGACCTGGGCGAACAGTCCAGCCTGGAGTTGCGCGCCTTCGTCATGGGTTGGCCCCTTGGAATGAGGCGCCGCGGGTACTCAGTATCTGGGCACGCTCCGGCGCGGCTTCGCGCGCCGGATTCTGGCCCTTGGGGATTTGCTGCTGCCGCCACCAGCCGCCAGCCTGACGGCCGAGTTCCTCGGCCAGCCGGATCAGCATCTCGAACTGGTTGAAGCTCTTGAACGCACGGATCTGGCTGCCCATCTGCAGGCTCAGTTTGATCTCGTCGATCGCCCAGCGAAGCTGGTCGACCCAGTGAGCCTGCCGCTGCCTGTCCCGCCATGCGCGATGGCACACGCGCACCACCGTCATGGCCTGCTGCCGCAGGTCGATGCCGATGGTGTATTTGTGATATCGCGCGAAGCCGCGAACCGCCTGCTCGATCTCGCGGAGCAGGCGTTCGGCGGTCCTCACGATGGGCGGCAGCGAATGGTTCATGGGTTCAAAGAGGCAGAGTTACTGACCGGCCGACACGACACGCACCGCCCGCACGCAGGCCCTGTAGTCGCGGTCGCTGTGGTAGGCGCTGCCGTAGTAGAAGTAGACGAGCCACGCGCAGGACGGCGCCCACGCACTGTCCGTACTGGTCCAGTACCAATCGTTCTCGGTGTCCGGGAAGGCCTCCACGTCGATCGCCGGGCGCAAGCGCGAGCGGTCGGCCAGCAGGAAAAGCTCCTCAACGGTCGGCAGCCGCCAGTCCTTGTGGCCGGCCACATCGAGCTTCTTCGCCGCCGCAGTGGCCTTCTTGTGGGTCTTGCCCTTCGCGACGGTGGCCTTGGTCCACATCAGGCCAGTCAGGGTGTCGGTGACGGTGCCGTCACCGTTGTCGGTGAATCGCTTCATGGTGTGCTCCTGAAAGAGGTCAAAAAGGCCAATTACTGACCGGCCGACACGACACGCACCGCCCGCACGCAGGCCTGGCTGAGGCGGTCGCTGAGGTCGGCGTAGCCGCTGTAGAAGTAGACGAGCCACGCGCAGGACGGCGCCCACGCGCACGGCGTGCTGGTCCAGTACCAGGTGCTCTTCGTGTCGGGGAACCGCGCGGAGTCGATGGCCGGATCGTGACGCGTGAGGTCGAGGATCGATTCCAGCTCCATGCGCGTCGGCAGGCGCCAGCCCTCGCCGAGGGCGGCACAGGCTTTCTCGGCGGCGGCGTAGTCCACGGACTTGCCGTCGCAGAGGGTGCCGCTCCATTCGAGCTTCGGTGCGGTTGCTGTCGTGGCATCTGCCATTGCGATGTCGGCGGCAGGCCGGTCGATGCCGATGGCGACGGTGCCATCCGGTTTGATCTGGAGAGTGAGCATCAGGCGACCTCCTCCAGCTCGGTATCCCAGGGCTGCACCACGAAATCCTCGGTCTGGCGCACGCTGATGCCCTTCACGCCTGCGACGGCTTCCGGGTCGGCGAGGATGGCGTCCTTGTTGACCTCTTCCTTCACGCGCACGAAGCGGTCGAGCTTGAGCGCCTTGAGTGCGTCAAGCACCGCGTCCGCGCCGCGCAGCACCACGGATGGCGGCCGCAGGCGCCACTTGACCTCACCGCTGGCGAAAGCATGCGTCTTGACCTTGCCGCCCTTGGTGATCTCGTCGCGGTGCGCCTCGCAATACAGGTGCACGCCCTTGGTGAGTTGGCCGATCACGTCGGCGTGCGGCTTGGCCTCGGCCTCGAATCGCTCGCGAATGCGGCTCAACTCGTCGTTCATCGCGGCTTGGATGCGGTCGCGTTCGCGCTGGTGCGCGCCGATCATGGCGATGGCGCTGGTCACGTCCTCGCGCGTCTGCGGCACGGGGTGTTGCACGGCGTCGGTCTTGACGCGTGTCTTACTGGTGGCCATTGGTGGGCTCCTTGTCTTGCTGCGTCTCGAACGCGGCGCGATGGATGTCATGGGTGATATCGCGGAAACGCTCGCCCAGCCAGGGCGGCAATTCGTCATCGAGCTCTGGCCGGTGAACGCAGCGCGCCAGGACAGGCGGGAGAATGTCCATCAGGCCGCTCCCTGTTCGGTCACGCCGCGCACCGTGCGCACCGTCCACTCCACGCGGCAGCCCTTCACCATCGCCACCATCACGTGCTCGCGCTGGTTGCTGCCCACCGGGTGGGTCTTGTGCAGCGCGCCGCGCACGAAGCGGGGCGGCTCGCCGTCCAGGGTGATCACCGGCCGCGCGTTGCGGATCTCGATGCCGATCACGGTGGCGCCGGCCTGGTCGAGGAACACAAGCGCCTCCAGCGCGTTGCCCGTGGCCACGCGCAGCAGTTCATTCATGGGATTCATCGCTTTTCTCCAGCGGCAGCCCGAGCTGCCCGCGTAGATCCGGCAACGACACGCGCTTCATGGCGCTGATCTGCCGGAGGGTTGTCATGGATCGCGCCAGCAGGAATTCGCAGCAGCGCGTCAGTTCGGTGCTATCGGCGGCGATGTAGTAGCCATGCGTGGGCTCGGCGCAGACGGCGTGGCCGGCCATGCGAAGGGCGACGATGATGTCCCTCAGCTGCCGTTCGGCCGCTGCGCTGCGTCGCCCGAGGATGGCCAGCACCAGCTCGTCGGCGGCTTGCCCGTTGGCCGCTCCCACGCGCAGTGCCGCACGCACCGCATCGGGCGTCAGTTCCTGCGTGTAGAGGTCGGCCTGGTGCATGGCGTTACCGCTTCAGCGCCTGGCGCAGCACGTCCACCACCTGGGCGCCATCCAGCACGGTCACCTTCTGCTCGGTGCTGTCGAACAGGCCCAGGCGCAGGCCGAGGGCGCCCGACGACACCTTGAGCAGCTTGTGTCCCGGCTGCTCGTAGAGCACCTCGGAGCCGTGCAGCATCACGCGCGCGGCCTCGCCGATCAGCGCGTAGGGTTCGTTCCTTAGGCTCATACGGTGCCTCCCAGCTCGGCCGCGGCGGCGCGCACGTCTTCGCAGCACACGGCGCGCCCTTCGGCCGCGGCGTTCATTGCCGCGAGCCGCAGCGTCTTGGTGAGCGTGCGCAGCGCACCGGCACCGCGCGCCACCTGCAGCAACGTGGAATGGCACTTCGCGTCGAGTACTCCCCACGCCTTCACCAGGCCAAGCACGTCGGCCTCGGTGCTCTGGCGCAGCGCCAGGCGCTTGCCCACGCGGCTGAAGAGTCGGTCCAGCCGCTCCGCGCCCCGGCCGCCGGCCATGCGGCTGAATACGCCCTCGTTGCCTACCAGGGCGACGGCAATGCCGGTGGCATCGTGGATCTGGCGGATCTCCTCCAGCGCCTGCACACCCAGGTGCTGCGCTTCGTCGATCAGCAGCAGCCCATTGGTGCCGCGCACCTTCCTGCGGATGCGCTTGCTCATCTCGCGCGCGCCTCCCTCGGTGCCCAGCGACAGCTCCTCGCAGATCTCCTGCAGAGCCGTCACCAGCCCGCTGGAGCTCTCGGTCATGGTGACCAGCCACACATTGGGGTTGCTGGCCTGGTAGTGCATGCACGCGCTGGTCTTGCCCAGGCCAGCGCCACCGTAGATGGCGCCGATGTCGCCGGCCATCTGTACGTAGGCCAGCGCGCTCAGCACGCGGGTGGCGGTGGGTAGCGCCTGGAAGTTCGGCGCCTTCGGCATCAGGCTGCCGGCGGCGCGCCGCGCCTTGTCCGCTTCCTCCCACAGCTTGAGCTTGGTGTCGATGTTCTCGTTGTCGCCGGCGTATTTGCTGGCCAGCCACTGGTTGAGGGTGGCCGCGCTGATGCCGGCCTCTTTCGACAGCGCGGACTGCGACAGCTTCTTGTCGGTGTCCAGCCGCTCGCGGATGCGCTCGCGCAGTTCCGCGTCGCCCTGATAGATTCCTGCCCCGGATGCTTCGTTGCTCATTGTTCGCCTCGTTCAGTGGGTGGTGCGGTGTCCAGCCGCGCGCGGTGTTGCTGCACCGCGCGCGGCGCTTTCAAAAACTGTCTTTGCGCATGCGATCCATGTAGGCCAGCGCGGCCTTGTCGAGTGCGGTCAGGCCGCCGTCGGTGCCGGTGGCGCGCTGCGCGTCGCGCGCGGGGTCGGCCGGCTTCTGGAAGTGCGCATGCACCACGTTGCCGCTGCTCTTGCGCTTGCCTTTCGGCGCCGCGGGCTGGTGTGTGGCCTGCTGGTAGAGCTTGTCGCGCTCGTGCTGGTCCAGACGCACGGTTTCGGCGGCGCGTTTCTTGTTGAGCTTGATCAAGCGCTGGCGCAGCTTGTTGTCTTCGCGGCCCGCGTCGCGGTCGTTGTAGGCGCGGCCCGCCAGGTGGTCGGCATGGAACAGGTAGCGGCCGTCGAGCGTGTACAGGTGGATGCCGGCGCTCAGGTTCTCGGGGTCGAAGTGCGCTACCAGCTCGCGGCCCGCATAGCGCGCCAGCGATTCGCACCAGTAGCGATTCTTGTCGTATTGGCTGCGGCCGGCCTTGATCCACACGGTGCCGTGATCGCGGTCGACCTTCACCGCTTCGCGGCTCATCAGCAGCATGCGGCGCTGGCTTTCGGCGAGCACGCGCGGCGCGCGTTCGGCTGCAGCGTTTTCCCAGGCCTGGTCGAAACTCAGCACGCCGCGGCATTCCGCCGTGCGGCGCTCGCTGCGCGCGTTGAATCGCGCCACCTCGAAGGTAATCACCTCGCGCAATTCCTGCACAGGAATCGCGGTGGTCTTGTTGTAGCCGCGATTGAGCAGCTGCGGATTATTAGCCACCTCGCTGTGCAGGCCGCCGATACCGAAGCCGCGTTCAATGGGCTTGGAGCCCGGATTACCGGTTTCCTTGTCCGGATTGGTGAAATGCGGCTCCATGCCAAGCATCAGCAAAAGGCCGAGACCATCGGCGGCTTTCGCCAGGTGCCGGTGGCGGCCCTTGGCGCCGGCCGTCATTTCCTTGTTGGCGGCCACGCGGGTGTTATCGATCCACACGTGCGCCGGTGCGCATACGCCGGTCAGGTCATAGGTGGCCAGGCGGAACAGGTCGGTGTTTTCGGTCTTGCCCAGGCGCCACGCCAACACGCGGTTGGTACGCAGGTCTTGCCAGAACCACGCGGTGGCGGTGTTGAGGATCTCGCCGTCCTCGAACTTCACCCACAGCTTGTCGAATTTCAGGCCGTCGCCGTTCACCGCCTCGCCAGCGCCGAACACGCTGCGGTCGCGCTGCTGCACCGGCGTGCGGTGCGCGGCGGCTTCCGGCCCGAGGCGCAGCAGCGTGGCCACGTGCGGATCGATCTCGCGCTCGATGCGGCGCTGCAGGGTCTTGTCGCTGGGGATGGCCCAGCCCTTGGCGGAAGCGATCTCCTGCAGGCGGCGGTACGTTTCCGCGTGCGTGGGCTGCCGGCGTGTGAGCCAGTAGCTCTTGTACCACTCCCATGCCAGCGGGTCGCACGGTGCCTCGGCGGTGCGGCCCACGTAGCTCGGCAGCAGCAGCGCCAGCCAATCCGCGCGCGGCGCCCCATCCACCATCGCCTGCCAGCGAGCCAGCGTGGCCGTGCTGGCGCCTTTCACCGACTGCTGTTGCAGCTGTGCCGCCACCAGCGCGCGCGCCTGCATCACGGTGGCGCCGGTGCCGCACAGCGCCTCGATGCCCAGCACCGCATGCAGCCGCGTGTTCGCTTCGTCCTTGCGCGCCTGGCTGGCGTTCTCCAGCGCCTGCCGCGCCGACGCCAGGCTGTCCGGCGTGTGCCGCGCCTGCACCAGCTGCTCCACCGCCCCCTGCATGCCCAGCGCGTGCAGGCTGCCGCGTTCGCGCATCAGCAGCGCGGCCTGAGTCGCCGCAGGGAGGCTGGTGAAGGCGTATTCGCGGCCACCGCCTTGCGCCGCACGCAGACGCGATGTCCAGACCTCGCGCTGAGCGCGGGCATTGACGTTGCGGCTGGTGGTCGGCATACCGGCCACGCCGGCCAGGGCCGTGGCGGCATACCAGCGTTTTTCGATGTCCGATCCGTCAGCCATTGGCGCCTCCGATCCGGGCGCGAGCGTCACGCAACCGTTCCCACACCACGCTCCGCGCAGAACCGGTGCGCATATTGCCTATCAGGGGGCTGTAGATTTCCCAAACCGCATTTTCTGCCTTGATCAGCTCTGCGAACGCGACTCGCGCATTGAGCAGCTCCTGGCTGATCTGCCACAGTTCCGCCTTCTGCTCCAAGTACTGGCAGGTATCGGCCATGTGGTTCAACGCGCCGACGGCGCGTTGCATCGCGGCGTCGATATCCATCACCGCACCCTCCGCCGCAGATCCTGCAGTTCGCGCAACCGCGTGTTGGTCTGCTCGCGCTCCTGCATCAAGCGCCCGATCTCAGCGTCCAGCGTCTCCGCACCCACCACCAGGCGCCCACCGTGGACACTGGCATGCCAGCTGGCCAGCGGCGTACTGCAACAGACCACCTCCAACACGGGCGCCACCCACAGCGGAACGTTGAACTCCTCGCGGGAGATCGCGGTATAGCCATTGAGCATGTTGAACGTCACGTCACGACCGGCCAGGCGGCTCGCGCGTGCCGCCACTTCGTAGCGATCCATGCCGGCGCGGTGTGCCTCGGCCAGCATGGTGCTGACCAGCTCAGATACCGTGGTGCGAAAATCCATCGCCCCCGGTACCTGCGCCTGCGGCTGGGGAATGGCGAACATGTCGCCCGTGCCGCTCCCCTTCACGGCGCGGCGGCTCATGCGGGCCACCGCGTGCATGGCGAAAGTTGCACGGTCCCATCAGGGAAGGTGACCTCGCATGCATGCCCATGCGAGCGCCGCGACGCGGCTCCCGACTCCCGTGCTGCCGGGGTTTTCGCGTACGCTGGCGCGGGGCACTGGCCGGCTGATCCCCACCCGTTTGCGCGGGCCACGCTGCAATAGATAGCGGCCATGTCTAGGCCGCTTGGCGCGCTTGCGTATTGCGGCCAATGGATGGGGTGCTAGGCTCTTCTTCGGGCAGCTTCAGGCCCAGCGCCACCGCGATTTCGTGGGCACGGCCGTAATGGGCCTTGTCCTTCCCGTTGAGCACGCGATAGACCGCCTCCCGGCTATAGCCGCGTGCGGCGGCCCACTGGGTCAGCGTCTGACCTCGCTGGCGCATCTGCTGACGAACCTGATCGGCGCCGCCATCCTCATCGAGCTGGGCGACGACGAACTGGACGAAGTGTTTAAGCTGGTCTCCACCTGGCTGTGAACGCCCTTCAAAGACGCTTGAAGCCGGCGCTATGGCCGGCTTCAATTCTCAATCCTAGTGTCCGAAGCGTGCTTTTCGGCCCCAATTTCGCAAACCATGTCTGGCCGCTCACTGCATGGGCATCAGCCGGCATCTCAATTCGGGATCATCCCGCTTTTTCCATCGCCATCAGCTGTGCAATGACGCGTTCCTTCTCCAGGTGCAACCGACCGAGCTCGATCAGCAACTCGTCGCGGGTGCGCCGCGGGTTGGCCTTGATCGCAGCCGTGCGTGCGCGGGCATCGCCGAGGCTCGAATCCGCGGCCCGCAACGCCGTACTGTGGCGGTGTATCGCGCTGCGGCTCACGGCGTAGCCTTCCGACTGCAGCCACGCTGCCTGCTCGTCGAAGTTGCCATAGACGCTGTCCCGCAGCCGCTTGTCGAGGCTATCCTGCAGTTCGCGTGGCAGCTTTGTGATCGCGGATCGGCGCGCCAT